TGAGAACTCATCAGCGTTAGCTAACTGTTGTTTCTCTCTTTCTATGTCTACTACTGTACCGTACTCACGAACATAGTCCGTGTAACATTGACCTGTACATGACCTGTTACTCTTATGACCCGTGTATTCTAAGTTTGGGTATATTATTGTCGCACAGAATAGTCCGATTGAAAATGTACCTAATAAGACAACAACGAATTCTCTCATACTATATGATCTCCTCGTTCTCTCTTAGCTGTGTGTGACACACCGTCTTTTGTTGTGTATTCGTGTTTACTTATACCTTTTGTACCACTATCGTGTAGTAGTAAGGTCATTAAACTGCCTAGCAAGAACGCTAAACAGAAGGTTGATATAATTGTTATCATAATTTAAAATCTCCAAACGAATCCTCGGTGATATCTTGTTTGATACCTCCTATTATATATGATTCTATTTCGGTCTCTTGAGGGGCGTTCTGTTGACCTCTCGAAGATAACCAATGTTGTGTCCACGGTAGTGGGTTATGTCTTATTGACTGGTCGAAGATAGGGTCGAATCCAAGTGACTTGAGTCTCTTGTTAGCGATATACTCTACATACTGACCTAATAGGGTTTCTGATAGACCAATCATTGAACCATCCTTAAACAGATACTTGGCCCAATCCTTCTCTTCTTGTACAGCTTCCCTGTACATATCATACACCTTATCTTCACATTCCTTCATGATGGATAACATTTCTTTGTCTCCCTCATTCTTTTGGTAGTTCTTGATGATGTGTTGTGATATAGCTAAGTGTTGAGACTCATCACGAGCGATCAGACTTATTATTTTCGCTGACCCCTCCATAAGTCTCAACTCACCAAACCCGAATGTACAAGCGAATGATACATAAAATCTTAGACCTTCTAATATGTTGATGGATACCATCATAAGGTAGAATAGTCTTTTGAGTTCTCGTGTATCGGATACTTGATTGAGTTTCCACAACATGGCGTATTCAATGAATTCATCATACTGTCTTGTTACCGACTCGGCTCTAGCTACAATCTCTTTGGTATCGAGAATCGTATCGAAGACTTCTGTCGGGTTAGAGTATAAATTCTTCACAATATAGGTATACGAACGACTATGTATAGACTCCATAAAGTCCCAAGCTAATATACAACCCTCTAGTTCGGGAATCGAACAATACGGCAGTAGGGCTAATGCTGGGCCACGACCTTGTACGGAATCTAATAGTGTCTGATATTTTAGATTCGATGTAAAGATGTGTTTTTGACCTTCGTCTAATGATTGATAATCATTTCTGTCTTTCTGTAATGATACCTCTTCGGGACGCCAGAAGTATCCTAATTGTGTTTGTGTGAGTTTATCAAATATTGGATATTTGAAATCATCATATCGTTGAGTACTTAACTCTTCACCAAAGAACATAGGTTGTTTCATGGTGTTTACTTTCCTTTTATTAAATACAGTCATTATATGTTACATGCCTCACAATCTTCTTCATCATCTACTTTTACAGTTTCGTGCATATCATTTGATATGATATCTTTCACATCAGCTTCAATGTCTTCATCTGTCTTACTATCGTATGTGTTCTGATAATAAGAGGTCTTCCACCCATATTTATATGTATTCAACATATCCTTAGCCATCACTGACAATGGGACTTCGTTGTTTTCAAAATTCTCGGGGTTGTATGACCAGTTTCCAGATATACCTTGATCAAAGAACTTCTGCATGATGGATACAATTTTTATGTACCCCTCATTACTAGGCATATCCCATAGTAATGTGTAGTTGTTCTTCAAGTGAGGATATCCAGGCACTATCTGTTTTAAGGGCCCTTTCTTGGACTTCTTGATACTTAGGTAGTCTCTTGGTGGTTCTATACCATTCGTCTCGTTAGACACCACTGAGGAGCTCTCTGAAGGCATCTGTGCGGACAATGTACTGTTTCTCACACCATGTTGTATTACTTCTTCTCTTAGTGATTCCCAGTCACATTCGTATACTGGTTTCACCAATTCATCGACCTCTTTCTTATAGTGATCGATAGGTAGTAGTCCTTGATGGTATTTTGTCTGACTGACATAACCACAAGCTCCTTTCTCTTTAGCCAGTTGTACTGATGTTTTAATCAAGTTGTACTGGAAGTGTTCTGATAATCTGTGTACTAGTTTGTGAGCTTCGGGGTCATTGTACTTAACTTTGTTCTTCGCTAAGAAATGAGCCAATCCGATGTATCCAATTCCTAAACTTCTTCTATTGACTGTAGACAACTCAGCCGCTTTGACGGGGTATTGTTGGTAGTCGATGACTTCATCTAGTGATCTAACAGCTAGGTCACATAGTTCGGGTAGTTCTTTTAGATCACTGGTCAACTGTCCGACATTAATCGCGGATAGTATACAGAGAGCTATCTCTCCTTCTGTATCATCAAAAGTGTTTAAAGGTGTTGTTGGTAAGGTGATCTCTTGACATAGATTAGACATATTAATCTTAGCTACGGATGAATCGAACGAACTGTGAGTATTACAATGGTCTATGTTCATGATATAGATTCTACCTGTCTCAGCTCTCTCTTTGAGTAACCCCATGAATAATGTCTGAGCGTTGACCTTTTTCTTAGGTACTGATGTAGCTCTCTCGTATTTCTCATACATAGGATCAAAATTATCTGTACCAAAAGCTTCGTATAGTCCAGGCACTTCGTGTGGACTGAATAGTGTGATGTCTTCATTCTTGAGAAATCTCTCATAGAATAGTTTGGATAATTGTATTGAGTAGTCTAGTTTTCTGACTCTGTTGTCTTCTGTTCCTTTGTTGTTTTTGAGAACAAGAATGTCTTCAATCTCTTGATGCCAGATCGGAAAATGAACAGTCGCGGAACCGCCCCTAACCCCATTTTGAGTACAACAACGAACTGTTGATTCAAATTTCTTAAGAAACGGAATGATGCCTGTATGTTGTACTTCTCCTCCCCGAATCTTAGCACCCAATCCTCGAATCCTCCCAGCATTAATACCAATTCCCGCGCGCTGAGCCACATACCGACCAATAGCCATATCAGAACTAAAAATACTGTCAAGACTGTCAGCAGCATCAACCAACACACAACTAGCAAACTGTCGTAAAGGAGTCCTAATACCAGCCATGATAGGCGTTGGGATATTGATTTTAAAACTCGAGACAGCGTCATAGTATCTTTTGACATACGATAACCTTTTTTCTACTGGATATTCTTTGAACAAAACAGAGGCTATCAACATATACATATATTGAGGTGACTCGTACAATTCTCCAGAACTTCTGTCTTGAACTAGGTACTTGTCTACTACTTGTCTTAATCCTGCATATGTAAACATCATGTCTCTATCATGTTTCATATACTCGTCTAACTTATCCAACTCCTCGTCACTATAATAAGTAATGAGTTTCTCATCGTACACACCCTTGTTGATGTTTCGTACCATGATGTCTTTCAATGGTGGATAAATCTTCGAATCTTTCCATTTAGTGTTAAACACACTTTTTCTTACTTGGAACAACAACAGTCTAGCCGCTACATATTGATAGTTCGGTGTTTCCAAACTAATCAAGTCGGCCGCGGACTTAATGAGAATACTCTGTATCTCTGTTGAGCTCATTCCATCATAAAATTGAAGACCCGAATTCATCTCTACGGATGAAGCTGATACTCCAGAAACATCTTTACATGCTGCTTCTACCATTCTATGTACTTTATCTAAACTGATGGGTTCGTAATCTCCACCCCTCTTCAAAATTCTTTGTTCTGTATCACCCACTTATCTTACTCCAGTCACTCAAAGTCATCTTTGCCGATAACCCCGAAAATTTATTTTTATTTATAATGTCTTCTATTACATTCGAAGACAATCCATTCAACACCATGTCATTGATATCTTTTTGTTTAACAGTCTTAGGCCAGAAACATATCGTGTATCCTTCTTCAATTACCTGTTCCATTAACTTATGTAGTTGAGGGTTTCGTCTCTCATTGTCAAACACAATTACCGCTTGTTCTATCGGTACTATGGATTTAAGTTTTGAGAAGTCACTACCCGCGACTGCTATAGAGTTTGGTAGAAATAAACTATCAATTGGCCCTTCTGTAACATAAACTTTCTTATTATAATCGACTGTTCTTAAGCCGTAGATGAGTGGTTCTTGTTCATCAAATTTTAGTGTTAGATATCTAAGTTTATTGTTATTTAAAGCCCTACCTGAAATTCCTACTAGTTTTCCTTGTCTTGAATAGAACGGTAAAACTAATCTAGGATCATTTCCAAATACTCTGTCACTATATTTAGGGTCTATTGAACTTAGAGATTGACAATTCTCGATGTAGTATAACTCGTCCCATTTGTCCTTTGGTACCTGTCTATGGTTGAGATAATCTCTCGCTACTTGTGAGTCAATCGCTGACACACAACCAACTTTCTTGAGAGGATCGTCTTTAAACACAACGGATGGTACTGTCTTCTCAATGACACTGGTGAATGAAGGGTCTTTCTTATAGAACTTCTCCACACAATACTCATTGTACATCTTAGTGTCGTGGTCTTTCAGAAACTTACTGAAAGCTTTAGACACACTACAG